GACCTCGGCGAGGATGAGGGCCGCCTCGTCGCGGTGCACGACGGCGCGCGCGACGAGCAGCGACTCGAGGTGCGCGCGGGAGAGCAGGGGGTGCGTCATGCGGCGCACCCCGGCCGACAGCGCTCAGGCGGACGCCCCCGACCTTTGTACGTGAGCGCGGCCGAGCACAGGGTGCAGCGCGGAGCTACCCGCGAGCGGAGCTGACCGCGAGCCGCGGCTGCATCGACGGCGCTTCGCCCTGCGGAATGAAGCCGGTGCCCGTTCTCTGCGTTGCGGCGAGGAACGCGACTTCCACCTTCGCCGAGTCGACGATCACCCGGCCGACGTCCGCGATCGCCTTCGCACGCTCGATGTCCAGCGGCTTCTCCGGGTCCGCCAGTCCCTCCAGCGCCGCGAACAGGTGATTGCGTAGATCCTCGATCTTGTTCTTCATCGCGTATTCTCCGGTTGATCTTTCGTTTCAGGGCGCCGAGCAGCTGAATCGTCTGCGGCAGCGGCGCGGGGAGGTTGTGAATCGTGTTGCGCAGCATGAGCTCGCGGCGGGTGATGAGCTCGAGGTTCTCGAGGCGAACGTCCGCGCGGTCCCGATTGCGGAACACGAGCGCGTGACCATCGGGGACAGGGCCGTGCGCAGCCTCCCACCCGAGGACGTGCGTCGGCTTCCAGTTGACGGTGTAGGGGACGTTCGGAACGTCGGCGACCTTCGTGTAGCGGTAACCGTCGATGAGCCGCTCGCTCCCGAGCGGCATCCAGCGGCTGCCCTTCTGCCCCTTCTTGAACTGCGTCGCCTTCATCCGGCCAGGTCCCCAGCCCGGTCGCCGCATCCCCTTGTTCGCGGGGACATGCCCCTTCCCGAACCGGGTGCCGATGCCCTGCCGGCCGGTCGTGCGCCCCGAGGCCGGGCTCGCGAGGTATTCCTCGCTCTTCGCGAGACCGAGCTTCTGGGCGCGCTGGTAGATCGGCCCAACAGGCCGCGCCAGGGCGCCGGCGAGCGTCGCGGTGCGCACGTGCGGGTAGAGCGCGCGCAGCACGGTCTCCTCGGAGACGGTCCAATAGCGCCGCGCGCTCATGCCGCGCCCTCGCAGGACTGCGGGTAGAGCTTGACGTCGCGCCGCGCCCCTTCCATCGTCGCGCCCGGTGACGCCGGCGTCGCCCCGTCGGGCAGCGGCTCGTCCATGCGAATTCGCGCATAGCCGGACGCGTAGATCTGACGCACGGTGCCCAGTCGATCGACGAGGGGGCTCGCGGGATCGATGACACGGACACGCTGGCCGTGCCCGCTGAAGGCGTAGAGCGCGCCGGTCATGAGCGCACCACGTACAGATGCGGCTGCCCCATCGCGAGGAAGCGGTCGACATCGGCCTCGACCTCCTCACGCGTCGGATGCACGCCCCCGTAGTAGCTGGCGTAGAAGCCCGCCGCGTACGGCTTGAACCATTCGGTGTGCTCGAGCAGCCACTGACGCTCGACGATGACTCGCGCCTGCACGCGGAGGTGGCAGCGCTGGCAGAGCGCGAGGAGATTCCACCAGGCGCCGTTCGCCTTGTCGCCGTCCAGGTGGTGGACCGTGAGGCAGTAGCCGACCTCAGGCTGGTGAAGATGGCCGCAACGGACGCACTTTCCCCCCGCTTCGGCCTTCACGCGCGCGGCGATCTCCGGCCAGTTGACCGGGTACTCGTTCCGGAAGCGGCTCATAGCGCCAGCCGCTCCTGCGGGCTGTTCGCCTCGCGGTCGTCGAGCACCAGCGTGATCGCCTCGATCTGCTCCTGCAGCCGCTGGCTCGGCTCCTCGCGGTTCCGCTGCGAGAAGAACGAGCGCGCCTGGCGGAGCACGCCGTCCGGCACAAGCTCGAGGGCCCGACCGCCGTTGCCGTGCCACACACCGGTCTGCCCCATGAGGCGGGTCGCCTTCGCGTCGGCGACCGTCATGAGGTCACCCGAGCGAACTCCAACACCCACACCCACGGGTTCACGTCCCAGCCGTAGCCGCGCTTGGCGTTGAGCGAGTCCCACAGCGTGCGGTAGGAACGCCGGGGATCGCTCGTCCACGAGGACACGACGGGGCTGCTGTAGTCGCGCCACACAGCGGCGTGCACAGGCGCCTGTACGCGATCCACGCCCTCGCTCCTGAGCGTCGTCGCGGCTGATCGCTTGCACCCGCTCCACGCGCACGCGCAGCCGTTCCACGAGATGTCGCCCGGCCATCCGTTGATCGGCGGATCGGGCAACCACGTCTCCCGCACCCAGAGCCGGTCCCCGGGCTGGCCGTAGGGGCAGCGTGCGAGCGCGTCGCTGCGGTAGTCTGGATTGTCGAGCGGCAAGCCCTGCCACGCGGGCTTCACCACCCGCCGCGTCTGCGTCTTCGGCCCATCGAGGATCGCGCGCACCATGGGACCCGAGAACAGGATCGGGCGTTCGCGCACGGCTACAGCGGGCGCGCTCATGACTGCCTCCGGTTCCGGCGCTTCGACGCGAGCGCGAGCTCCCGGCGACGGTTCGCGGTGCGGCGATACTTCGCGGCGAGCCGCGTCCGCTGGATGTGGGACCGCCGACGGCGATAGTTGTAGACCGGCTCAGCGGCGAGCGCGCCCACGGTGAGGGCGAGAGCGGCGAAGGCGCGGGCGCTCATACCGACCCCCCAGCGCGCTGCCGGTGCCAGTGCCGGGGGCCGACCGCCACAGCGGTCGCCTGTGGCGAAATCCGGGCGGAATCCCGCCCAGCCTCGTGCATCGGGGCTATATTTGCCCGACCGCCTGTGCGCGTCGGCTTGGAATTACCGAGTGCAGCGCGAGCGGCAGCGATGTGCGGCAATCTGAGCCGCACATGTGAATCATGTCCCATCGTGGGGCACAGTGAGGGTGAAAGTGCTGTTCTGTGGCGATTTCTTGGCACTTCGCGGGCAATCGTCATGCGTCGCCCTCCGTCCGATCGGGCAGGGACGGCACCGCCACAACACCGGCCAGCTTGCTGATCGCCGCGGCCTTGAAGTCGGGTGAGAGGTGCGCGTACGTCTGCTCCACCTGCTTGAGCGAGTTGCCGAGCAGCTGGGCGATCGTGTACAGGTCGACGCCGCGGGTGGCGAGCCAGCTCGCGAACGTGTGGCGCAGCGTATGGAAGACCACGCCACGCGGATCCCGGCGCCCGGCCACGAGCTCGGCGTCGACGACGATTCGCCGGAAGTGCACCATGAAGCTGTTCGGGTTCTGCGGCCGCGTGGCGTCGACTGGGGACGGTACGAGCCAGTCCTCGGAGGCGTAGCGCGCGAGCTGCGCCTCGAGGAGTGGGCGCAGGGGTGCGGCGATCGGCACGAAGCGGCGCTTCCCCGACTTCGGGCGCCAGCCCGGCTGCTCCTGGACGGTCAGCAGGCCGAGGCTGAGGTCGACGTCGTAGGCCGGGCGCAGGTGCATCACCTCGTCGATCCGGAGCCCGGCGAAGAGCCCGATGGCGACGGGGCAGAGGAGCCGGCCCGGGCACGCGGCGAGCAGTCGCTCGGCCTCCACCTCGGTGAGGTACCGCGTCCGATGGGTGCGTGCCGTCGAGATCGTGTCCGGATCCAGTGGGACGTGCAGGAACCGCGGCGTGCGCTTCTCCTCCTGCGCCTCCCGCAGCTCGCGGTCGCGGTGCCAGCGGAACACCGTCCCCACGCGCCAGACCGCCGCGGTGACGGTGTTGACCGCGGCCTCGCCCTTGATGAGCGACGCCTGATAGTCGCTCACGCGTCGCGTCGGGATCTGGTCGAGCGGGAGCTCGGCATCGTCGCCCAGCCAGTTGACGAAGCGATCGCACATGGTCTTCGCGAACCGGTGCGTGCCCGCGGTCTTGCGCGGATTGGTGTCGAGCCACGCCAGGTACTCCTCGACGGCCGTGCGCACGCTCGGCCAGGGTACCGGGCCGGCGGCGACCGGGGGCGCGAAGAGGGGCTTCCCCTCCTCGAGGAGCCGCGCGATCTCGCCCACCGACAGGCGGCCAGCGCGGAGCGCGTCGATGGCGTCCCGGTTCCCCTCCTTGAACAGCCGGAGGACCGCCGCGTGCAGGCGTGCCGCCTCGTCCTTCTTCTTCGTGCCGTAGGAGACGTGCAGCCGCGGCGCGATCTTCTCGCGTCGGATGTCCGCTTCCCAGTAGCCGGTCGCCGAGTTCTTGTACATCAGGCGCTCTTCGCGGTGGAATAGCGCGAGTCGTCCGCCTCGAACGCTGCCACACCGGCCGGGTAATACCGCCGCCGCGGCTTCTTCCCGCCGCCGAACTCCTTGTACGGGAGCCGCTCGCGGGGGATCTCGTAGACCGTCGTGAGGCTCACGTTCCAGCGCGCGGCGAGCTGCGCGGCGGTCGGCCACTTCACCGACTCGATCGCTTCGTCGTGCGCAGTCGCGCGCGCGCGGATGCGGGCCATGCGCTCCTCGGCCGGGGTGATGTCGGGCATCAGACCGGCACCTCGACGAGGACGTAGCCGTAGCGGGCCGGGTCGCTCCAGATGGCGGTGCCGGGATGCTTCGCTGCCGCGGCCCGCGCCCACCGCTGCTCCATCCGCAGGTGCCGGAGCGAATCGACCAGACGTAGCCGGTTCCGCCCGCCGACGAAGTAGATGGACGGCCCCCAGATGGTGCTGAAACTCGCCGGCTTCCCGTCGAGCGTGTGCATGTACATCGTGCGGGTGCGTGGCATCAGATATCCCTCAGGCTGAGGGCGTGCACGCCGAAGCTGCCGTCGTGGTTGTTCCGAAGCACGGTGATGTAGCCAAGCCTGTGCGCGGTGTTGATCTCGGCGTCCTGCACCGAGGTGAGGATGAGCCGCGACACCCGCGTCCCACGCGAGCCGGTCTTCACCGCGGACAGCTCGGCGCGTAGCTCCCGGATCTCGCGCTTCATGCGGGCGATCGCCCGGAGGGACATGCGCCGGCGCACCGTCAGTCACCCTGTGCGCGCAGCGTCCCGACCGCGCGGACCGCCAGCGCCTCAGCGCTCTGCTCACGCGCGGCGAGCCCCTGGTTGTAGGCGTTCTCGGCGACCTCCTGCACGTAGAGCGCGATGCGCTTCGAGAGCGACTCGATGAGGGTCCGCTTCCGGCGGCTGATCACCTCCGGGGTGACCTGCACCTTCGGCTCGGCGAGCTGGTCGAAGGCGACGTTCGCGGGCCGCGCGAGGGCGCCGGCGATCTCCTTCTCCAGCTGCTCGAACGTGACGAGCGGGAGCTCGCGCTGCTCCCGGAACTGCGGCAGCACGTGGAACTCGATCGCCTCGGCGTCCGCCTGGATGGCGCGCGACTCCTTCGAGTACCCGTCGAGGCCGACCTTCTTGGCGAGCCCCTTCAGGTCCTCCTTCCGGTGCTCGAGGGAGGTGGTGACGAGGCTGTAGTCGTGGAGCGACCGCAGCGTGATCGGCTGCGGCTTCTTCGGTGGGGCGGGGGGCGTGTCCAGCAATGCGTCCTGCGACATGGTGTTCTCCCGGTGAACGTGCGTAGAAGGGGGTGCTGCTGGACTAGACCGCGAGCGACTCCTGCTCGCTGTCTTCGGCCATGCGGCCGGGGTCGTCGGAGTGCTGCGCCGGCGGGACGGGGGCCTCGTCGTAGCCGCCCTCGACCAGTGGCTTCGGGCCGCGATGGTCGGGCAGGGTGAAGCTCGCGGTGCCGCTCGGCAGATTGCCCGCCGACAGCCGCTCGTCGAGCACCGCCGCGTCCACGGTCTCCAGATCCGCCTCGATCTCGGCGAGGACCTGGCGCATCCGCGGGGACTTCGGAATGAGCTTGAGCCCCTGCCGGATCGCGGTCTTCTTCATGTACCAGCGCGGGATGCTGCCCTTCGTCCACTGCTTCGAGTGGGCCTGCCGGATGGCGTCGACCTCCTCGTAGGTCATGTACTCCACGACGGGGTGATAGCCCCGCAGGTAGATCAGCGCGTACACGCCGACCATCGGCCCGCGCGCTTTCGGGTCCTGAATCGGCTCGTGCTGGATCGAGCCCGTCGTGCCGCGAATGATCTTGAACGGCTCGTGCTCGTAGACGACGTAGGACTCGACGTGCCGGACCATCCCCGACTCGATCGCCAGCTGGATGTCGCCGGTATAGTCGCGCCACGCCTGGCACTGGTCGCCCATCGGCACCAGGTGGGCGGTGACGCCGACCTCGAGCCCCCAGCCGCAGATACGCATGACGGCGAGGAGCACACTGCCGACCGTGCACTTCTTGAGATCGCCCCGCGTGTCCTTCGCGAGCGCCAGCTTCACCTGGGCGGCGAGCTGGTCGAAGGTGACGCCCTTCGGCAGGAGCGGCGCGAGGAGCTTCTGCGTCTCCTCGTGCGTGGCGATCGCCGCGGGGACGTTGCTGTTGCCGACCGTCCGGACGACGGCGGTGCCGGGCTCCGGCTTCTGTGCAGCGGCCATGATCAGCGTACTCCTGCCGCAGCGCGCGGCTCAGTGATGGGGTGCTCGTGCCATCCGCCGCGATCGGTGGGCACCGCGGCGCCCGGATCGGCCGCGTCGCGGATGGCCGTGAGCTGGGTGAAGCGCTCCGCCTGGAGCTGGTGCGCGATCGACTCCTTGATGAGCGCCGCCTCGACACGGCGCGAGACCTCCGCGAGCTGCCTCGACAACCCGTTCACGCGGATGTTGAGCGCCGTATTCTTCTCCCGCTCGGCGGTCAGCTGCCGGTGGGCCTCGAGCGAGGAGGCGAGGATGGCCTTCTGGTCCTCCTCCATCCGGGCGACGAGCTGCTGGTGCGCGGCGAGGTCGTCCCGGAGCTCGCGGAGCTCGAGGTCCTTGTCGTCATAGATCCTGCCGAGCACGGCCGAGCCAGCCTTCATCAAGTCGAGGGCCTCGACGAGCGTGGTGATCACCGCGCGCACGTCCGACTCGGCCTCCCACGAGACGCCGTGCAGCACCAGCCGCCCGGCCACGAACTCGCGGGCGCGCTCGATCTGCTCGAGCCGCGCCTGGTCCGCCGCGTCGAGCGCGGTCAGGTGGGGGGTGGTCATGACTGCCCCTCGCGCGCCTCGGCGGCGTCTTTCGCATTGGCGAGCGCGATCGCGGCCATCGCCTCGGGATGCGCCTCGACGGTCCCCGGTTCGCCGATCACGTCCACCAGATCGTACCCGTCGGGGTAGTGCGCGGCGTACTTGTCGTGCTGCCAGTTGTCGCCGTTGTGCGGACGCAGCCCCATGTCGTGATACAGCCACATCAGGTTGCTCGAGCAGTGCCCGGCGAGGGCCGTCCCGTCTTCCGCGATGGCGCACCCGTGATAGCCCATCCCGCTCGAGCCATTCACGAACACGAAGATTTTCGGCGTGGGCATCGTTAGCGCGCCTCCGCCGTGGCGAGATCGACGCTGAGCCGCGCGCGCAGCTTGGCCGCCTCGTAGGCGCCGTACGCGCGCTGCTTCTCGACCACGGCGTCGTACTGCTTCCGGCGGTGCGCGGCGTACTCGCCATCGGTCTCGACGATCTTCTCCGCGCTCGAGGCCGAGTGCGGCTTGTTGGTCTCCGGGTTCTCGGTGCCCATCAGGCGGCGCACCGCGGCGGACTTCTGCGCGGGGCGCTCGTCCTCGAGCTCCATCTCGGCGCGGCAGGCCGTGGCCAGGCGGTCGGCAGCCTCCTCGACGCGGAGAATCGCGCCCTCGGCCTCCAGGCGATCGTTGAGCGCGCGCACCTCGGCGTCCGTCATCCCGGTCACGGCGGTCACGGCGGCGCTCATGCTTCCACCGCCATGCCGCCGAACTCCACGGGGCTCTCGGAGAGCGGCGCGACACCGGAGTCCTCGCGCTCGAGGAGCGCCATGGACACCCCGTCGATCTCGCCCTGGTCGTTGCGCGAGAAGCGGATCACCGGGACCTCGCCGTATGACTCGGCGATGCGCGCGGCAACGAGCAGCCCGGACACCGTCGCGAGGCCGCGGATGGTGGCGATCGGCTCGGACGCCGTGACGACGTCGTTCATCGCGCGGATGAGCGTGCGGTTGCGGAGGCGCGCGGAGGTCAGATCGCGCCGCAGCTGCGCGTTCTCAGCGATCAGGTCGTGGGCGTGGGCAGCAGACACGAGGGTCTCGACTTCGATGAGGCGCCGGGGCGAAGACAGCGGGCGCGCGGTTGCGGCTTCCATGGGACTCCTGTACCTTTGGGTCGTTGGGTGTGGCCCCCGTCACTGTCCTGCCAGGGACATTCAGTGGCGGGGGCGCTTCTTTGCTACTTGCCGGTGCGCCAGGCGCGCCGGCGGTCCTCCAACTCCTGCTCCGCGCGGTCGGCCTTCGACGCTTCGCGCCAGATGACGCGAACGAGCACCGCGACGGCGATCCACCACGCGGCCCAGCCCATCAGCCGAGCCTTGGTGCGAACGTGCCCTGCTCGAGCGCGACGCACGCGATGTGCTGCATCGCGATCGCGTCCTTCGTCTCGCGCACCGCGGCGTCCCGGTTGGCCGACGTCGGCAGCGCGCGCGCGATCGCCTGCGCCTCGAGCGCCTCGGCCTGCTCCGCCATCAGGCGGACGTAGACGACGTCGGAGACCGGCACGTCGTGCGGGAACTGCGCGAGGTCGTCGAGCAGCTGCGAGAGGCGGTAGCGCACGATGCGCTCGCGGCTGATCACGCCATCCTTGATGCCCTGGTGGATGATCTCGCGCTCGCGCTCGTCGTACAGCTTCACGCGCGGATCCTTTCGCTGGATCGCGTAGACCGCGTCCGGCTTGCGGGAGGCGTCGGTGAACAGCTCGACGAACGCACTCAGGCGCCGCCGATGCGCGATCCGGGGATGCAGCCCTTCGGTTGGGCGGCCTGCCAGAGCCGCGCGGTGATGTTGGGTGGCCTTCATGGTCTCTCTCCGTGATGGTTCCTGCGTGACTCTTTCCCTTCTCCCTCGGCCCCCGTCATCGAGAGCCAGCGGCCCTGCTAGGCGACCATGTGCGCGGGCTTCATCGCCTGCCACAGCACTTCGCGCCACTCGTTCTCGGTTCCGCCGAGATCCGCGGCGAGGGCGGCGACTACCGCGTCGGTCGAGCGCTGTACGCCGTTGATCACGTTCGTCGCCGTACTGCGCGGGATGCTGTGGCGATCGGCCCACGCACTCACCGGGCAGCCCAGGGCGAACTTGATCGCCTCGGGCGCCGGCAGGCCCGCCGTCATCAGTTCCTTGATCTTCTCCATCGCGACCCCGTATGATTGAGCACTGTTAAGCACCCGCCTGACTGATATTAATGCGGTGCATTAAATAACGCAAGGCCCCTCGTTACTATGGCCCGACTGTGCCACGTGGCTCATTAAATCCAGCGGCCTCGGCCACGCTCGGAAACCGCCTGAAGGCCCTGATGAAGGACCGCGGCGTCAGCAACACTGAGGTGGCGGAGGCTGCGGCGGTCGACCCGGTGACCGTGAGCCAGTGGCGGGGCGATCGGCAGGCGCCCTCTGACGAGGCGCTCGTGCGGGTCGCCGCGTTTCTGGGCACGTCTGTCGCGTTCCTGCGCTACGGACCAGACACGCGCAGCGGGAGCGCGGCGGATCTCGCCAGGCGGAATCCCGACGGCAGCGTGACCACGTTCGAGGTGAAGAGCACCGCCCCACGACACGCCCGCAACCTCCCGCTCAGCGTTCGGGAGTATCTGGCGGAGTTCCAGCTACGCCTGACGAAGGGCGGCGCGAGCGAGGACGATGTCGACGAGGCGATGACGCTCCTGCGCTCCCCGCAGGTCTTCATCTACTTCAGTGGAGGGAAGCTCAACGAGTACAACGAGACCGACATCCTCGACGGCATGAAGTCGATCGCGGAAGACGTCGTGATCCCTCGACTGCGGAAGCTGGGGCGCAAGCTGTAATGCTGATCGAGGAGATCTCCGCCGTCATCGCGCGGAAGCGTGACGTCCATCCCGAGCTCGCCCGCTGCCTAACGTGGCCTGGCTTACTGCGCATCTGCGAGCGGGAAGGGGTCGACGTTCGGATCAGCCGGGGGCCGATGCCTCGCCAAGCGCAGTTGGTGCCGTACGCCGGCGCCTGGACGATCGTGCTGAACCGGGACACGCCGTTCCGCCGGCACACCTATCTCGCCGCGCACGAGCTCGGGCACCTCTGGCTGCACCACGACCGCGCCCACGACCGGTGGGAGCGGGTCTTCAACATGGACGCGAGCTGGGAGGCCGACCCGCGCGAGGACGATGCGGAGCTGTTCGCCTCGCTCGTCCTGGCGGGGCCGACGCGGGCGCGCGCCTGGGTGCCGTTGCCGGAGCAGGAGACGGCGCTTCAGGCGGCACTGCGCACCTTACGGCGCGATCAGCTGCGGCGGGGTTCGCGATGAAGCGATTCGCGCTCGTGCTGCTCGTTGCGGCGATGGCAGGCTGTGGGTCGACCGAGCCGACGATCGACCCAGCGACCGCCTCCGTGGTCGGCACGTATTCGCTCACCTCGCAGACCCCGGTGAATCCAGCCGGCGTGTTCATCCCCGACACCCAGACCTGGATTCAGTACACGAGCGACGTGTACACGCTCACCGACGCCGGCACGTGGACCCGGAGCTACGCGGGCACCACGCGCGTCGGTTCGCGCTCGACGCCGACCAGCGGCTCGAATGGTGGGACTTACGCCCGGGTGGGGCGCACCATCACCTTCCAGTCTGGCGGGCAGTTCTTCGCGACCGCGAGCTTCACGGGGAGCGGCATGACCCTGACCGATCAGTACTTCCTCTACGCGTTCAGCCGGCCGTGAGCGGATGAGAATCGAGCGGCTGCGCTCGACCCGCACCGCGACCGGTCCACTCCACTGTCCGCGCTGTGCGTGGCTGCTCGGACGGCTCGAGTCGCCGGCGATCGGCTACCTGACGCAGTGCGGCGGCTGCAAGCGCGCGCTCCGGGTCGTAGATGGCGCCGCCGGCGCCATCGGGATCGTCGTGGCGAGCGAGCCCTCGACGGAGCACGGCGCACTCGTGTCGCTCGAGGAAGACCGGCGGTGGAAGGATGCGCTCGCGGCGCGTCCAACGGCGGACTGAATGTCTGAAGTGCCTGAGCCTACTCGCGAGGCGCTCCTCGAGGAGGCCGATCGTCAGGTGCAGGATCGCCAGGACGAGGCGGCGGCGCGGGTCGAGGCGACGCAGGGGCCGTCGCCGGCGGCGAAGTTTGCAGCGTGGCTCGCCGCGGAAGCGGCGCGAGCTCGTCGAGATCCAGCCACGTGACGAATGACATGACGGCCAGAGTACGCGAATGCGTCACCTGGCCGTCATCATTCTATCGCACGTAGTGGCCCCCGATCGCCCCGAGGATCCCCGCAGCCACCGCGGGCGCCGTACAGCTCCGTGCGGGAGGCGGGATGGCGGTGCCTGTCCGCGCGAGGGCCAGCGCCTGGCGCAGCTCCACGATCACGAGCGAGTCGGCGGCGTGCTCGCGCGCGCAGGAGCGGTTGAGCCGGTCGCAGGCGGCGAAGGCCGAGTCGTGCTGCACGAGGACGCCGAGCGGGATCGCGATGCGCGGCGTGGTGTCCCCGGCGACGTGCACGGTGTCGTGCCGCCAGAGGGTATCCGTCCGCACCTGCAGCAGCAGTCGAGTCACGGTCACCGAGTCGACGCGCCGCTCCGCCGTGCGCGCGGCAGCGGTGTCGGTGCGCCACTGGATCACCGTGTCGCGCCCCGCGAGCTGCTGCTCGACGCGGATCTGCGCGTCGTGTCCGTGCAGCCAGTAGAAGAACCCGCCGGCCATCGCCCCCAGGAGGATGCCGACGAGCAGGAAGGGCCACCAGCGGCGGAGGAAGATCGTCAGGGCGAGGGCCATGGCGCTGTCAGAGGGTGGGGATATTGAGGGCCAGCATGAACTGCACTTTCGTCTCGAGCTCGATCTTGTCGATGGCCGCGCCCGGGCAGCCGGTGTGCGTCGTCTTGGGATCTTCCTTGTGGAGCCGGAGCCTCGGCTCCGTCCACTCCATCCGGCGGTGCAGGGCCGTGAGCGCATTCAGGACGGTGTCCTTCCCCTCGGCCGTGAACGGCTCGCGGTCGAAGTCCCCGACGATCTCCACGCCCCACGCGCTCCCGTTCCAACTGGGCGAGTGGACGCCCGGTACCGTCAGCGGCGTGAACACCCAGATCCCGCCCGGCTCGATGAATAGGTGTGGGCCACCACTCCACCCCTGCTCGTCCCGGTAGTAGCGCTCCAGGGACCGCATCCACCGCTCGCCGGGCACGGCCTGCCACGTCGCGAGCGTCGGGATCTGCGTGTTGTGCACGACGATCAGCGAGGGCCGCCAGCCGGGGAACGCGAGCGTCTCGACGTAGGTCGCGAACTCGACGGCCGTGAAGCGCTGGCCGACGATCCCCTTCCACGTCATGCGGGCCCCTGGTCGACGGGTGGGCGCACCACGGCGTCGGGGTCTGGCGCCCCCCCGACCTCGTCGCCCTCGCCGCGATCGGTGCGGCGGACAGGCCGCACCACCGCGATCTCGCCTTGGCTGGCCCGGCGCCCGAAGGTGGGAATGAACGGTGTGGCGAGGCCGAGGCCATCCTTCAGGCGGGCGAAGATGATCGTGCCAACGCCAGGCATGGTGACGGCGCCGAGCAGGACGAGAAAGAGGAAGAAGGCCAAGTGCACCGTGTGCACCGGCGGCGCCTTGAATTCCAGGACGGTGCCGTACACGCCGAAGGCGAGGAAGAAAAGCCCGAAGACGGCGGTGAGGATGAGGACGACGACCTTGTTCATGCGGTTCCCCTGCGACGCGCGCGCCGCCTGTCAGAGAGAAGGTGGACCATCTGGGCGACCTCTTCCCGTCGTTCCTCCGACGTGCGCCGGTCCGTGGTGAAGCCGAGGGCGTCCAGGAGCTCGTTCACCTCGTCGTGCCGGTCGCGGTTGTCGAGCGCGATCTCGAGCAGGAGATCGTGGTCCTCGAGGATCGGCGCGAGGACGGGCATCATCACCTCGCGGATCGTGCGCGCGAGCGCTTCGCGGCGGTGATCGTGGTACGGCTTGAGCACGCGTGCGATGAACGCCCAGAGCATCGCGAGGAGGCCGCCCCCCTTCGCGAGCAGCTCCAAGGTGTCCGCCACGCGTTCGGCGTTGTGCACGTCGGCTGCGGGTGGATTCACGGCACGGCCCCGGCGAGTACGACGGATGAGAGCACGATGCCCTTGACCATTCCGAGGACCGGGGTGAGGTCGCTCGCGGTGCTGGCGGCTTGGAAGGTCATGTGCGGGCTCCGGCGCGGGTGATGGCACTGTCGTCGCCCGCGCCGGAGCCCGGCGCGAGCTGGTAGCGCGCGGCGGCCTGAAGAAGCATGAGCATCACGGGACCTCCGAGAGGGCATCGATGACCACGTACCCGTCGTCGGGGTAGCGGGCGTCGATGAGAGTTTGCGCGGCCAAGAGCGCCTCACTGTTGCCCCAGTTCGCGCCGGCGGGCGCCTCGTCCGGCAGCAGCGCATTCAGGTCCGCCTCAGTCGCATCGAGAAGCAACGTCGCCATGGGGTGCCGCACCGTCAGCGTGACGCGCCCCCCGCCGAACTGGGCGTTCACGAGCGGAATCTCTATGAGACCTGGCATCGCATCAGGTGTTCGAAGGAATGATCTGGCTGACCGTCGCGCTGGTCGCGACGACCGTGGAGCCGGAGACCATCTCCACGGTCATCCGGAAGGTCTTGTCCCTGGGGCCGGCAGCGTCGATGTCGTTCACGCAGGTGAAGACGTACGGCGCCGTGACGCCGACCAGATGGGTCGTGTCGCCGACGTTCGTGTTCACGAGCGCCGTCTGCTCGAAGATCGTCAGGTTGTAGGTCGCCCCGACCGGTTCGTCAGCGACGGTCCAGTCGAACTCCACTTCATCGAGCGCGTAGTCGTACGCAGCGATGCCGAGACTGGTGAACGAGGGCGCCGCCGACGCGCCCGCCAGGGCAGGGATGTGGATGGTCTGCGTGGCCGGCAGTCCCGCACCGGTCGCCCGGAAGGTGTAGGCGTGGGGGTCCGCGTCGAGCACGACCGTCAGCGGATCCGCGCCGGGCGCACCAGGCGGACCGCCGTCCACCTCGAGCGTGATCGTGCCGGTGCCGCCCCAGTCGAGCGACCAGCTTGTCGGGCCCGGCGTCGGCGTGATGTCGAGCGAGGGCGCGTTGTAATCCTGCAGTGAGCCGAGCCCGCCGCGGAGAGCGAGGCCACTGACGCCAGCGAGCCCCTGCAGGAACCCGCGGAAGCGCCGTCCGTCGGCCGTCGCGCTGACGATCGTGAGCGGGTAGGCATTCCACCCCCGGACCGCCACATTGCGGCCTGGATCCCAATCGGTGTACTGATCCGTCACCAGCACGATCGAGTCGCCGACCATGAGCTCGGGGCAGGCGTTCACGAGCGTAAAGGGCCAGACCCGTACGCCCGTGCTGGTGGCGAACACCACCTGCGCGCACAGCTGCTGGGCGAGGAATCGCCCGCCGTCCGCGCTGTTGTAGCACCAGCGCGCGATGTCGTCCGGGATCGTGCTGGTCCCGAGGCCCTCGACATCCTGCGTCTCGAGCTGGGCCAGCGCATCGGCGTCCCCATACACGACCGTGGAGGCGGGGAGCTGCGTGCCCGCACTGGTATCGACGCCGTAGTCGCAGGCGATCTCGGAGATGCGCTGCTCGCGTCCGGTCGGGGTGTCGAGCCCGGTGAAGTCGCGCGGATCGAAGACGCGCGACGTGGCATCCGGCGAGACCGTGACGATGCCGGCGGCGTCCCGCAGCTGGTAGATCTGCCGAAACACGATCTGCCCGGCGACCTCGATCGTCGTGCCGCCCATGATGAAGGACAGCTGATCGATGAGCGTGTCGCCAGTCACCGCCTCGGTGATCTTGAGCGTGACGCGGCACTTGTCCTGGGTGCCGGGGTCCCCGGGCGCGCGGTCCTCCACCGTGGGCGGGAAGCCACCGCGGCCGGAGGTGCCGACGTCGGACAGGCCGATCCGATCGTCCGGCACGCCGAGGTGCTGTGTCAGGACCTCGTACCAGACGTCCGCCGGATCCGCGTCGACCCACACGAGCGCGGGCTGCGTGAACGTGGCGCTGTGCACCTCGATCTCGTCGAGCGCTGCGAACGCGGCCGGCAGCTCCTGCGTGAGTGCGGGGTCGGCATTCGGGGTGAAGTCCAGCTGATCGATGCCCGAGTTCCCCGAGATCGTGAACAGCATCCCGGGCTCGAGGCCGGCCACCGCGCTCTTGCGGACGCGAAGGTAGTAGCCCGCCCCGTCGTACTCGTCGCCGCTCAGGGTAGCGCCCTGCAGCGCGGGCGAGACCGCGACCTGCGTCGTCGTCGCCGACACCACCGTGTGCACGCGGTTGATCACCTCGGCCCGCGCCGGGATCTTCCGCTTGAGCGTCTTGGCGAAGGACAGGAGCGCGATCGCCTCGGTGACGGCCGTGGGCTGGCGTCCACTCACCACCGCCCGCGCCATGTGGAACCAGTCGTCGCGCGTCACGCGCTGGTGCTCGCTCGCCAGCCAGACGTCTGCATCGATCATCGTGTCCGGCCCCGACGAGGCGATCTCGCTTCCCACATCGCGATAGTCTCGGCGGCCGGTACGCACCACCGTGACGCGTCCCTCGCCGATGGAGGGCGTGAGGAAGGGAACGGAGACCTCCTGCGACATCGGCTCGACGATCGACTCGGCCGTCACGTCGACGCGGTTGCGGAAGTCGATGCCAAGTTCGGAGACCAGCGGCGCGCGCAAGAGGTCCGCGCTCGCCTCCATGGTGAGTCGCAGGTGATAGGCAAGCTGTGCCGGCGTGACGATGTCGCCCTGCACAACCGGGGTCCACGGCCCACCAAGGCCAGCGGTGCTGAGCTCGAGTGTCGCTGCGGTGTCGACCGGCTCACTGCGCCCGAAGACCACCCGACCCACGCTCTCTACGCCGGGCAAGTCTGGCAGCTCCACCAGGTACACGTTCTCCGACGTGGCGGTGTACTCCTCGATCGCCAGCTTGAACGTCATCGCACGGCCGGACTCGTTCTTCACCCAGACGCTCGAGGGATCATTCGGGTTGGTGCGCTCCCAGGAGACTTCGCGGACGAAGCCCACCCCCGGGATGGTCTGGGCGCTCGTCGTGTCGTATCGCCACTCGACGAGGTTGCCGGGGTTGCGCTGATCGGTCGTGATGCTGAAGAAGAGCTCGGGCAGCGCGCCCGACTCCCCTGGCGCCGGCGGCGGTCCTGACGTCGGGTCGACGCGCAGGCGGTAGCGCGAGAGGTCGAAGACGATGTCGGCGAAGCCCGCGCCATCGCGGAGCGGCGCCCACTGTTCCGGCCCGATGACGACCGGCTCCTTGAGCAAGGGCGTGAAGCTGGTCTGCGTGAGCTCGCTCGTGACGGTGCTGGAGCCCGCCGCGCGCACCAGGGTGCCCGCGATCTGGGTGGCGCGGTAGATCTGCAGCTTCACGCTGACGAAGCCGAAGAGCGCGGGGTGCCCGAACTTCATCTTCGCGGTGACGCTCGACAGCACCCCACCGACGAAGCCGTCGATCTGCCAGCCGACGGTGTGCAGGTAGGTGGGTCCCCCATCCTCCTGCGGGATATTGAAGTATCCCGCATCGGTGTATTGGCTCACCACCTCAACCGGCGCCGAGGCAAGCGTGATCCCGCCGGATGGCGCCTCGACGGCGCTGGCCGCCGGACTCGTGCTCACGAGGTTGCCGCCGTCGGCGACCAGCGTGAGGAGCTGGTCCGCCGCGCGGCGAAGCACGGTGCCCTGATCGCGGGCACTCAGCTCGACGACTGTCTTCACGTGGGGGTTCGCGCGCTCGAGCATCTCGCGCAGCGTGGGGCGGAGGGTGCGGCCCATCAGACCAGACTCGCGCCGACTTCGCGCAGGCGGATGCGGCCGCTCCGGAGCACGCGCGTCTTCGCGAACCCCCACGACTTGCCGTCCAGCTGATAGAGCCACCCGCGCTCTGGTCGCGTGCCGTAGTCCATCAGGACAACGACCGGCTGGTTTCGCTCGAACAGCTGGCGGCGCAGGGTGCGGATCGTGCCGTCGTACTCGGTCGCGCCGATCGTGGCGAGATCGAGGTCGAGGGTGCGCCACGCGTACGTGGTGTCCGACCCTTGGTATCCCGCCGTGGAGACCGCCGACGTCTGGGTGCGCTCACCGGCGTCCTCGTCGAAGGTGCGTGAATAGCCGAGCAGCTGCGACCGCAACCCGAGCATGACACCGGGGAGAATGGGCGCCATGTTGTCCACGACCACCACGCGCCACACCTGGTGGGCGGCGGCGGGGGCGTCGAAGAGCGCGTAGCAGGCGCCTTCCTCCGTCACCGCGAACCCGGTCGTCGGGTCCCCGCCCAGCGTCCCGATCGCCGGCACGGCCAGGGAGACATGCAGGGTCGCGCCGGCGACGCCGTAGCGCACCTGAATCGTCTTGCCCCAGAGGTTGTGGCCGCGATCGAGATACAGGTAATCGACCGTCCGATCGCCGCCGGTGCCGAGGTCGGCCTCGACGTAGTGACTGACTGCGGCCGCGGTCGGCTGCCAGCTCGTGCGCTCGCGCCGGTAGTCGGCGACACGAAACGCCTCATGGCCCGTGCGCTCGCTCGATGACGAGAGCGTCGCGAACGGATACTGCGTCACCGTGTCGAACACGTTGTCGACCAGGAGGAGGGGAGGGCGCGGCGTCATGCAGCCCCCACGAGGCCCGTCGTCGGCGCGATCAGGATCGGCCGCTTCAGCGTGTTCGAGCGGTTGATCTGGTAGATCGCCTCACTGATCACTTCCTTGCTGAACGGGTTGACGGTCTGCAGCACGATCGTCTGCGCGCCCGACCCACCATTCGCGTCGCGAGGCTGGAAGGTTGAGGAGGCGGCATCCCCACCCCCGCCCGCTCCTCCTCCCCCGCCGCCACCGCTCACCACGCCGGCGGCTTCCGCGCCGGCGGCCACGGCCGCGGCCGCATACCCGCCAGCGGCGGCAAGGTGCAGCGCCCCGCCAGCGACGTTGCCCGAGCCGAACGCCGCCATCGCCGCGGCCCACTCGACCTTCGCGCTGATCGCGGCCTTCTTCCCCTGGACGGCGATTTCGTAGAGCCGCACCGCGTCGGCGCTCGCCTTCGCCATGGCGCCGACGACGGTACCGTGGTTCTTCACCGCAGCCGAGAGCTTCGCGTAGCCCTGCAGCCCTTCCTCCGTGACCTTCCGCTTCGCGACGGCCGCTTCGCGCTCAACCAGCTGGATCGAGTACAGGCGCTTCCGGTTGATCTCGTCCAGCGCCGCCTTCATGTCGTCATCCGACATCCGACGCTTCTCGGCGGCCTGCCGCTCGGAGATCGCCTCGTTCTCAATGAGCTCGCGCCGCCGCCGGAACTCGTTTTCGTCCAGCGCGATATTCGCCGCGGCGGCGGCGGCCGAGAGCGTCAGGACGTAGTCGTTGTCGAGGCGCTTCTTCTCGGCTGCTGTCTTGGCGCGCTGCTCGGCTGCGCGGTCCGTCTCCTTCGCCTTCTCGCGAAGCTCATTCGTAATGGCGACCCGGCGCTTGTATAGCGCCTCGATCTGGGCGCCGAGGTTCACGTTCGCTTGGAGGGCGTCGGTGTCGCCGCGCCGCATGCCGTCGGCGAGCGCTGCCCGGCGCGCGTCCACCCGCGCGATCTCCTCGTTGACCTGCTGGACGCTCTTGAGGTTCGCGTAATGGTCGGCAGCCGCCTGGGAGAGCTTCCCCTCGGGGATGTCGTTCAGTGCACGCTTCGCCTCGATGGCCAGGCCGATCAGGACACCGATCGCGGCGATCAGCACACCGATCCCTGCCGCGCTGGCAGCGAACCTCGCGTTGGTGCTCATCACCAACATCCCCTGCGCCACGTTGCCAGCCGCCGTCGCAAGACCCGAGATGGATCCGCTCCCTGACGCGGCGGCCGCGGCGAGGAGGCCGAGCGAGTTGCCCGCCTGCCGCGCAGCGGGCGGGATCTTGTTGATCGCCCCCGTGACTGCGGCGGCACTCGCGGCCGCGGCCTGCGCCGTGGTGAGCCCAGGCAGGGCGGGGCCCAGCTGCGGACCGGTCGGCCCCGCGAGCGCACCCGTCGCCGCCTGCTGCTTGAGCTGCGTCGATGCCTTCGTCGCCGCCGCGGCGAGGTTGTTCTCCTCGGCGACGATGTGGGCGAGGATCTGCCCCAGCTTCTGCATGTCGCCGCCGGCCTCGGCGACCGCGCGGCGGGACTGCTCCATCGTCGCGGTCAGCTTCTGCTGGCCGGCGGCGGCCTTCTCCGTCGCCTCCTTCACCGCGGTCCCGAGCCCGGTCGTCTCCGTGCGCATCTCGCGCACGCCAGAGGTGTCGGCGCGCGAGTCCAGCTGCAGGGCAATCCGTTCGGCGCCGCTTCCCATCAGTCCTCCCCGTTCTCCGCGGTGATCTCGTCGTACTTCGCCTGCACTCGCTTCTCGTAGTGCGCCGTCAGCTGCACCAGCTCCACGTACCGCGCCGGCTGATCGGCGATGCCGCCCGCCACCAGCAGGAAGCCCTGCTCATACGCCGGATACAGCGAGTCGACGTACCGGTGGATCTCCGCCGCCTCTCGGGCGGGTGCCAGCTGCAGGGTGCGCAGCGGACAGCGCTCGAGTCGTTCGCCCGTGATCAGGTTCTCTGTCCACAGTTGCGTCGAAGGTGGGCCGTCGTGGCCGAGGATCACCTTCAGCGCCGGGTTCTTCGCGCACTCCGTGCAGTCGTAGAATGTCGGCCCGGCCAACCGTCGCCCGAGGACGACGTGCGCCCGGGCCGCTAGGAGTTTTTTTCCGTCCGTCCGATGGTCGAACGGTCGTAGATTTCGCCGCCGAGCTCCGCGATGTCCGTGTCGTGCAGCTGCTCGAGGTAGCGGGCGCGCTCTTCCGTCCCGATCGGCCACGGCTTCGGCGCGCCGACCGGAAAGTTCTGCACGTCCTCGATGTGGCTGAGGCAGAGCGCGAGCGCGACCTGCCGCTCACGGCCTGCCACGACCTGCGTCCCGTCCCCCTGGATGATCACGCGTGAGGCGTCGTCGTACGCCGCAACGCGCTCCGCCTGTGTCATGGGGCTGAGCCGGAAGACGGTCTGTTCCTCCGCCTTCAGCGTCTGATCGCTGGCGAGCACGTACGTCCACGACTCCGCCAGCCTGCTCACCGAGCGCGCCATCAGCTGTACACCAGGTTGAGGTCACGGCCTGACGTCGGCGCGCCTGCCCCGAGCGTGCCTTCGAGCGACATGGTGTTGATGCCACCTACGGCGCCCATCTTCGGCGCTTCCTGGGACCAGCGGCCGGTCTGGATGATCAGCCGGTTGCCGGCGGAGACCCCGATCTGCCAGACCGAGAGCGGCTGCGAGCTGCCGACCGCCTTCGAGAGGGCGTAGGCGTCGAAGGTGGCGAGCGCCGGCACCTCGACGTTCATCGTCTGCTTCATGGCCCGATCGGTGATCAGGTACCCGACCAGCCCATCGGCGGCGCCAGCGGACGGGCGCTCCGTCGTGATCGCTGCGTCGTCGAGCTCCGCGCTCTTCACGACGAGCGGATCCGACCCGGCGTTCGATGCCCAGCTGCCGATCGACGCGACGCTCGTGTGGAAGAGCGGCGGCAGGATGCTCGACAGCGTGAGCGCCGGGAGCGAGACCTCGGTCGGGTCGCTGCTCATCTTGCCGACGATCGAGAACGTCATCAGCCCGCGCTTCGCCGCCTCGGCGGAGAGCTTCATCGAGGCGATGCAGCCGACCAGCTTGAACAGCTTGCCGGCCGAGTAGCAGTAGACCGTGCCGGTCTCCATCCCCTCGTCGAGCGTGGTGTAGGTGACGCTCACGCCGGCGCTCACCGACTTCGATCGCCCGCTGATGCGCAGCAGCGCGTCGGCTTCCGGCGCCGTACCGGCCGCGCCAGAGCCCTTCACCTCGAGCGTGACCTCGATGCGGCCGAAACGGCCGGCGGCTTCCGTGCGGTCTTCGCGGATCAGCCGCCCGCTCTGCACGTCGTCGCGGTTGCCCTGCTCGAGGTAGCCGTAGGTGAGCGTCGGGATGCCGACCAGCTTCACCGCGTCGGCGCTCCCGGTCGGCACGGCATCCGTGCCCGAGGTCGTCTCGACCTTGACGAGGACGCCGAAGATCTTCTCTCTGTAGGGACCAGCCATGGTCAGTCCTCCGAAGCGGTCGAGGTGAGCGGGGCACCGGTCTCATCGATCGCCTGCGCGGCGATCACCTGATGCGCGAGGCCGTCCGTGTTCGGTCCGCGCGCGACCTCGACGGTCTCGGTGAAGGGCCGCTCGTCGCGCGGGGCGGCCGCCTTGCTGGCAGCGTTCTTCTTGGGGCTGGTCATAGGGTGCTCCGCTCCGACAGCGTGAGGGTGGCGAGGAATCCGTGTGAGGTGGGGCCGGTGAACTGGCCGAAGTCGTAGGCGATCGGGTCCTGGACGTCGATGATCGTTCCCCCGGTCGCGTCCGAGAACGCGCGCAGCTGGTCGATCACCTTCGCGATCGCCGTCGCCGCCAGCGTGACGTTCTCCTGGATGTCGTCCGGCTCGGCCCCGAAGTACTCGTAGCCGATCTCGAGCTCGGCGAGCGCGTCGCGGTGCCCGGTGTCCGACGCATTGCCCACGGGCACCCAGCGGCGAGGCCGGACCATCAGATTCGGCGCGCGGGTATCGGTCGGGCGGCCAGAGAGGATCCAGTCGATCAGCGCGAAGTCGCTCCGGATGACCGCGCTGCCCGGCTCGGCGAGCGATTCGACGGCCTGCGTGAAGCCGACGTCGGGGTCGAGCAACGCCTCCTTCAGGGTGGCGAGGATCTGCGGCATGCTCATCGATCGGCACCAGGATCGCGCCATTCCGCTCTGCGCGTGGTGCCCCGGCGGGAGGTCGCGCCATCTCGACCGGTGAGGTAGAGCCGGATCGGATGCACGATCGCCGTCTTGTTGTCGGCCGTGAGCAGCACCGGCGCGCGGCGCGGGAGCCGGGTGCGCGGACGGTTCGACTGGTGGTAGGCGAAGACCTGCGCGATCTCCGGCTCAAGGTGGTACTGCATCAGCTGCGGGCGAGAGACCACGTGTGCGCCGTCGCCCACGGTGAGGGCGCGCTTGAGGGTGCCGGTCCGTTCGAGGATCGGGTGCGCCGGCGGGAACCCCTGACGCTTCCGGTCAGCCTGCGTCGACGCGGCGAGCGGCTTCCACGCCGCACCCGTGCTCTTGCCTTCCGAGGCGAAGGCTGCGGCGACGATGGTCTGGAACGCCTGGACGACCCCAGCCCACGCGGGCCGCAGGTCAGTCATCCGCGCTTCGATGCCAGCGAAGACGCGATCGATTTCGACCACGCCCTCGACGGAGAAGGAGATGCGAACGGGGGCCGTCATCAGTAGCGCCCCAGGTCGCCGTACCCATAGCCGCCGCGATGCGGGGCCGGGCCGAGATCGCTGTCGCAGACGAGCAGGTCGCGACAGGGAATGGTGGAGGACGACAGCACGCGATTGACCGGGTCGCCAGCGCCAGCGGCCTGCGTCTGCAGCTCGGTGATGGAGGCGATCGCTGCCTTCGCGTTCTCCTCGTATGGATCCAGCAGGGCGGCGAGGACGTCGGGCGCCTGACCGGCGTAGACGATGCCGAGCACGCGGGCCTTCACCCGGTTCAGGATCACGTCGCGCACGAGTGGCGCAACGCGGTCTGACGCCGACGGGACCGCACCGGACGCGTTCTGCACCGCGATCGAGGCCCGGAGGTCTTCGGTCGTGATGAAGGAGACCACCTGCGCCAGCGTGGGCGCGGTGACCTGGGTGAAGCCCACCGGAAACAGCGTGATGAGCTCCGCCGCCACGTCGGCCGGCACGATCCCGTAGGTGTCAGCCATCGGCCGTTACCCGGCCAGGGCGGCGGCGTGCTGCTCGCGGAGCGCCGAGACTTCCTCGCTCTGCTTCTGGGCCAGCTTCGCCAGCTGCGCGTCGGACTTGCCGGCGGCCTGCGCCTCAGCCGTCGCGGCCTCGTGCGAAGCCGTCAGGGCGGCCATCTCCTGCTCCTGCGAGGCGATCAGGTCGGCCTTCGCCGAGTCCGACGATGCCTGATCGAGTGAGGCGAGTTCGCTGGAAGTGGCGGGCCGGATGACCTTGTGACGCAGCAGCTCCTCGATCTCGTCGTCCTCCAGGTCCGTGTCGTCGACCAGGACACCCCCTCGAATGACCGTGAGCTCCTTGTCGCGCATTACGTGAACGTCGGAGTCGAGGAACATGGGGACGTCCGGGATCTTCACTCCCGCCGCGCGACGCGACGGTCGACGCTTCACGGCGCCGGCGACCGCGAATGCCATCAGCGGGGCGAGATGCTTGGTCTTCGGCGCCTCGGGGAGCGGCAGGCTTGCGCGCGCCTCGATGTGCATGGTCGGGATCGAGTCGGCGTACAGGACGAGCGGCGCCGCCGAAGGCGGGGCGGCGCTGTCGGCATGGGAGACACGCTGATCGGTCTGGGCGCTCGCCGTGCTCGGCGTCGGGGCGAGCGCCGCCGCGGCGAGGAGCAAGGGGAGCGCGAGAAAGCGGGTGCGCATGAGTTGGGGTCTCGGAGTCGGGGTGAAGGAGTAGTCCGAGCAGCCGCGGGACCCGGAAGGATCCCGCGGCTACCACGGTCAGATGGTCGAGAGGGTGTTGATGATGATGCCGCCGGCGTCGGCGTAGATGATCTTCTCGCCGACCGCCTCCTTGCACTCGATCCAGTCGCCCTCGCGGCCCTCGTCGTCCGTCCGGTACTTCCGGATCTGACGCTCCTGGCCGGCGGTCTCGGCGGTCCAGTTGAACGAGCGGGCGAAGCTCGGCGCGTTCTGGTTCTGGCCCTGGTTGATCAGGCCGACCCACACCGTGTCGCCCCAGAGGAACGTCGGGGTGTACCCGGTGATGACGTCGGAATCCGCGACCTCCGGGCCCGAGCCCGTCGACATCGAGGCGGAGAAGATCACCTCTTTCACGCCGAGCGCCGCCCGGAGCAGGTCGGCGGTGACCACGCCGGTGCTCGAGTACTTGATCCGGTCGAGGATCGCCGTGTTGTTCCAGAGCGCCGTCGTGTAGACGACCTCGGGGATCACCACGGTGAGCTGGGAGATCGGCACCAGGGCGTTCGCCGACACCTTGGCCACGAGCGCCATGATGTCGATGAGCGGCTGGGCCGTGGAGACGACGGCTGCCTGATCCCACTCCGAGCCGCCCGCCTTCGTGATCTTCTGCGCGGCCGCGTAGTTGCCGGCCGTGGTGAAGAGGTCCGCCACCCGCTTCTCGCGCGAGATGATCATTGCGTTCGTCACGAGATCGGTCGCCGCCGTCTCGATGTCGAGATCGCTGTCCGCGTTCCGGCGCTCCGTGTCGAGCACGAGCGTGCGCAGCTTGCGCAGGTCTGCGTAGTACGTGCTGTCCGACCAGCGCATCTCGATCGCGTTCGGAATGGCGCCGGGGTTCCAGCGCGACTCGTGCGCGATCATGCCGTTCTTGCCCCAGATGCGATACTTGTCCGACTGCTTGCCGACCCGCACCCGCGGGGCGACCCGGTCCGCGATCATCTCGCGGTTCTGGAACCCGAGCGAGTACGTCTGCAGGAATGCAGGCGTGTGCACGCGGGTCACTCTGTCCTGTGCCATGAGTGAGATCCTTGCTAGAGTGAAAGTGCCGTGTGAACGAGAGCCCTGCGGTCCTGCTTACGGCGCCAGGAAGCCCGGGGAGGTGAGCTCGATCGGCACCAGCTGATCGGCGGCGGTCGCCGCCTGGCGACAGATGCCGAGCGCCAGCTGGCCGGTCGTGGCCGTCACGATCTTGCCGGCCGCATCGGAGGTGACGTAGGCATCGAGCGCCACCGCGGCGCCCACGCGCCCTTCGACGATCTCACCCGGGCGGTGCGCGACCGGCACGGTGCGGCCGGCCGTGTCCTGGTCGTCCACGGTGATGCCGATGTTGCGGCTGTTCGCCGTGGCGACGACGATCGTGTTCTGGTCGGCACCCCGCTTCACCGCGAACCCGCGGCCGATCGCGGCCGTGGCGATGAAGGTGGAGGGCATCAGGGCCCCCTTGGGGCCGTGCGTCGTGTTGCTCATGAGTGCAGTCCTATGGGATCAGGGTCGACGTGCGGTGATGGAGCGCGGGTCAGACGTCCGACTTCGCCTTCAGGCGGAGCGACGTGCTCGCCTTGCGCAGCGCGAGGCTGAAGGCCGCGCTGTGGCCGTGGCTCGCGGAGAGCGCCTTCACCTCGGCATCCGAGGCCATGATCTCCTTCGCCTTGGCGTCGAGCTTCACGTCGTCGGTCGCGTTCTCGCTCCCGATGTCCGCGCCAGTCGCCCGGTTGGTGATGTCGAGCTCCGGCATCGCCGTGAGGGCCTTCACCGTCTCCGTCTCGTCGAGCTTCACTCCCGCATGCAGCTCACGGGACAGCTCGCGAGCGAAGATCTTCCGGCTGAGCGGCGTCAGCTTCGACTCGTGTGCCTTCACCGTCGACTCGACGGACGAGGCGATCTCGCGCTCGCGCGCTTCCTTCGCCGCCTTCTCGCTCTCGGCGACCTTGGTGCTGAGCGCCTTGACGGTCTCGACGATCTTCTCCGGCTCGACGCCCAGCTGCTTCGCGAGCTCGGTGTTGAGGCTCCGCAGGCGGACGACCTCGGGCTGGAGGGCCGTCAGTTCGACGACTGCCTCCTCCTCGCTGGCGACCGGCTTCCCCGTGAGGGCAGTCGTCGCGGCGAGCATCTTCGTGGACATGATGTGCTCCTCACGTGAATCGGTTACCGCGGTCCCCGCGGCGGGGTCGTACTCTCGGCGGCCACCGCGGGAGGCGGCGACCGGAAGCATCTCGTCGAGGAAGGGCATCATCGTGAGCGCGACCGCGAGAATGGTCGGCCCCTGGCCCTTCCCGTCCTTCTTGTCGGGGTAGTCATCGTCGAACGTGATCGACAGCTCGGAGAACTCCCCGGCCTGGATCTTCTCGAGCGCCTTGGGCGTCGGCTTCCAGCGCATCCAGAGACCGAGGTTCTGCGGGTCGTCGAGCGGGCGACCGACCTTGGCGCTCAGGCGCTGGGCGGTGGCCAGCAGCTCGCCGGTGAAGTCCGCGGCGGAGAACACGCCGACCAGCTCCTTCACCTCGCCCGCCTTCGGGATCTCGCCCTGGGCGCGGAGCTTCCGCACCTCCGGGTCGTTCGACGTCGAGGCGTGCTCGTAGTCGACGGGCACCTTGTTCGGGTACCCGGTCGTGAAGACGCGGACGAAGTTCTCGATCGCGGGGCGGTCGAGCTTGAACTCCTCGCCCTTGTTGTACCGCCCGACGGTGCAGGCGTGGCTCCAGAGTGTGCCGTCGGCGAGCAGCAGCCCGTCCGTCGCCTGCTCAAGCGGGGCGGAGAGGGTGTGGGTCGAATGCGTCATAGTGACTCCCGGTGTCTCATAGCTGGACAGCCATTCCGCACCGGAATAGCATTCCTGCCATGCATCCAGCCCTGAAAGCGGTCGCTCGTCCGGCCGCGTCTGCCCTCCGTGCCTTCCATGCGAAGGCCCTTCTCGACCGCGTCGGTGCGATCGACGCTGCCACCCAGCTCACCCTGGCCATGCAGTACCGCGCGCTCGTCGCGCAGGGCGCACCGCTGCCCCGCGTCGAGGAGACCGGATTCCGGTGCTTCTCCCAGAACGGCGAGGACGGATGCCTCCTGTACCTGTTCAGCGTGCTCGGCACGACCAACCGCGTGGCCGTGGAGATCGGCGTCGGGACGGGCATCGAGTGCAACAGCGCAAACCTCGTGGTGAACCACGGCTGGACGGCGCTGATGTTCGAGGGCGACGACCGCGATCTCGCGCTCGGCCGAGCGTTCTACGCCCGGACGCCCACCACGCGCGCGTGGCCGCCCACTCTCGCCGCGGCGTGGGTGTCCCCGGAGAGCGTGAACAGCCTGATGCAGCAGCATGGCGTCAGCGGCGAGGTCGATCTCTTCTCGCTCGATATCGACTCCATCGATCTCCACGTGTGGCGCGGCCTGACGGCGATCTCCCCACGTGTCGTCGTGGTCGAGTACTCCAACCTCTGGCCTGCTGGCGAGGCGCGCACGCTGCCGATGGGCACGCCGCCGCAGGGAGATTTCCGCGGTGCGTCCCTCGAGGCCTTCGTGGCGGTGGGTCGTGAGAAGGGTTACCGCCTCGTCGGTGCGGAGCGATACCACTTCAACGCCTTCTTCGTCAGGAACGACGTTGGCTCCGAGCTGCTGCCCGAGGTCGATGTCGCGAGCTGCCTGACGCACCCGCTCGCGCAGCACGCGCAGGGGGAGCGCCTGGCGGCAGTCCGCGCCTTCCCGTGGGAGACCGTGACCGCGCGTCATCCGTAGATCTCCACGACGGCGCGCACGGCGGTCGTACCGGAGCCGATCGTCACACTGCCAGTCGTGTTGTTCTTGATCGTAATGGTGACCGTATCGGTCGCCGTGACGGCCGCGTGGATCGTCACGCCAGGGGGCAACGCCTGCCCGAACCCGGCGTAGGCCAGCGAGGGGTTCGTCGTGCCGAAGACGGCGCCTGCCACCGTGACTGTGGTGGACGCATACGCGCCCGCCGCGATCGTGCCGGGGTTCCACGCCACCGAGGCGGACAACTTCTTCGTGATCTTCGTTCCGCCGCCGATCACGAGCCCCACCGCAGCAGACAGCGTGAGCACGCCGCCGGACAGCGAGGCGACCTGCGTGCCCGACGTCGCACCGGTCGTTGAACCGTCCGCCGCGTTCGGCTTTGCCCCGACATAGAACTCGAAGGCGTTCCCGTTCGCGACGATCATGACGCCCGTGCCGTCCGTCGAATTGATCAGGAAGACCCGGGACTTGGCGCCTGCGGCAGTCTGATCCTCGACGAGCCCGTCCACCGCGTTGACACTCCGCTGGTGGCGCAGCTGGTTCCCCGTCACGACGACGGTTCCGGTAATCGGGCCACCTGACCGCGGATACGCGGAAGGGTCGCCGATCCGGGTGGGGCGTGCCGGGAGCGTCCGCGCCGCCGCCTGCACGGCACGACCCGCCGCGTTGAGTGCGAGCGTGGTCGAGCTATAGAGAACGTCTGGCGAGTGCCACGGCATGAACGCTTCGAGGCCGTAGTCGAACAGGTGCGTGTAGAACCAGCGGATGAAGGCGCTGTTGACGCTCGGGATCCGGTACAGCACCTTCACCGTGCCGCCGTCGTCCGGATCGGCCGCGGTGACTGTCGTGGATGCGCCACCAGAGCTGGCGAACATGGGCAGGCGCTGATCGATCAGATACGAGAGCGCCGCATCCCCGTTCGTGACGGGCGTCGTCGGGATCGTGGCCGGATCGGTCGAGGTCCCGAGATGGAACGTGTACCCCACCGCATCACAGAACTCCTCGGGTGCGATCGGAGCCAACTCCGGTCGCGACCAGCTGGTGAGGGCGAGCCGATCCGGGTCTGCGCTCTTGATGGCCTGGTACGCCGCGGTCAGGAACTGACGTGCCTGCGGGTAGTACAGCAGCTTCTGCGGGTAGCCGAGATGCTCGGTGAGCGTCGTGCTGATCTCGTTGCAGATGTCGAGTGCCACGAGCGCGCGCGATTCCTTGTAGCGCGCGGCGACGGCCGCGCACAGGTTCACGTAGCCCGCACTGACCGTCGCGTTGGTGACGATCTGCTGCGAGTACGCGACGCCACTCCACGCCGTCTGCGAGAAGATCGTGGCGACGACCGACAAGCCGAGATCGTCGCAGATCTCGAGAAAGCGATCAAGGTGCTGCATGTAGCCCTCGACAAAGCCGGTCCATACGCCGGCGCCGTCGAAGGTGGACAGCGTATCCGCAGAGATCCACACGACGAGGGTGCTCCCAAACCGCCGCTGGTTCGCGAGATGGGCACGAGTGCGCGACTCATCCCATCCGGTGGTGAGCCACGCGGGTCGTGTTGCCTCGTCGTATGTCGTGAACGTGCCGCCGGTGGCCGAGAGGCCGAGTCGGTTGAGCGGAACGGGAGTGGCCGCCGCGACAGCTACTTGAATCTCCGTCACGGACAACGTCTCGAGCGCCAAGGTGACGTCAGTGCCCTTGAACAGCTTGGCGACGATCCCCGTCGCTGTCCCGAGCTGCGTCGCCTTGAGGATGGCGGTCACGCGAACCGGGGCAGACGTATCGGGCAGCTTCAGTGTTAGAGGCAACGTGCGGAGCGTGGTGCCCGACTGATCACGCAGCACGATCTTGTCGACATAGCCCGCGACGAGCATCGACACTTCGAGGTCGCGGCCCATCGCGAACGCCGGGATTGCCGCCGTCGGCGCGGTGAGCGAGGCACCGGCGGCCGCAATCCCACTGAGCTGAGCCCAGCGCCTTCCGTTCGCGACGACGTTGCTGGTATTGGCCGCATCACTCGCGGTCCACCCGGTCAGCGTGCCGTCGGCCAGATCGGGGTTCTGCGCCGCCAGGAAGTTGATCGCGCTATTCAACGAGAAGGGCACCGTCGGATACATGATCCGGCCGGCCGCCGGCGTGGCGCTCGACGGCACGAGGAGCGGCACCTCCGTCAGCGTGCTCCACGGCTTCTCGGCGGTCGCAGCGGCGGCCAACGCGGCAGCTGCCGACACGTCGGCGTGCGCATTCGCGCTTGTCAGCGTCGCCGCGTCCCCTGTGGTCACGCCGTCGACGACGGCCTGCAGCTGGAGGTCGACGTAGTCCTGCACCGACGGCGTGGCGTCGACCACCGGCAGCCCGTTCGTCAGGCTCTCGTTCGAAACGAGCGCGCCGCGCACGAGCTCCGTCGTCCGGCCGAGGGAGTCCAGCACTTCGACCCAGAACACCCGCGACACCGACAGCAGCGCCGTCTCCGCCCCCGACAGCTGGAAGTAGAGCGCGCCTGTGCCCGTCTCGGACGCGTCGTCGGTGATCTGCCCCGCCAGCACGTTCGGCGCCGTGGTGATCGCCTTCGTGACCAGGTAGGCGTCCTCCGCCGAGGTGAACTCGGGGGCGACGGTGAGCGTCGCCGACGCGAGCGCGACCCCCATCGCGGCGTCCTGCGCCGGCAGCCGCACCGGGTCATAGGACAGCTGCAGCGGGACGCCGGTGTTAAACCCGGCGATCGTCTGGGGACGGTCCAGCACTGCCGCGCCGCTCGAGGTGCGGAGGATCATGCTGCCTCCTCCAGCATGAGCAGCATCGCGGCCCACTCCTCCAGGGACTCATCGGGCGGCGTCGGCGTGCTGCCGCGGCCCAGGGAGACAGCCAGGGTGGACGCGCCTGCGGTCGCGACCGGGAACTTCAGCACGCGCGTCTCGCGCGTCACCTCGCGCTCCGGCGTGGGGCGCGCGCTGCTCCGGCCGCCGAACCAGGCATACCCGCCGACCGATGGCGTGGCCGGCGCCGCGCTTCCTGGGGTCGAGAGATCCACCGCGAGGTCGCTCGCGCCGGTCGTGGGCACGGTCAGCAAACCATGGGCGCCGCCGACGCTGATCCCCATCGCGCCAGCGCCAGCAGTCGCGAGCCCGAAGACGCGCACCGCCTGGAGCGTGGCCACGGTCAGACTCGTGCCCACGGTCGCCGGCGTGATCACCCGCAGCGCGACGAGCGGCGCGGCGAGTGCCGCCTGGCCGGAGGTCAGGACGGCGAGGGCGCCGATCTCGCTCAACACGAGCGTGAGATTGCTGCGGCCAGCCGTGGGCACCGCCCGGACTCCGATCATGCGCAGCGCCGCGGTGTCGCTCGCCGCGCCGGTGGTCGCCGGCGCGAGGACGCCGACCTTGCGGAGCACGAGGTCCGTGGTGCCCGTGCCGCTCGTTGCGGTGGAGAGCACGCCGACAGCGATCAGGGCGGCCGCGACGATGCTGGCGCCGGCGGTCGCGATCGCGTCCAGGATCTTCGGGCCGCCCGCGCTCAGCGTGGTCGTGGTGTCGCCGCCAAGACGACGGCGCAGGAGCGCACGCTGCCGCCCGCGCAGTGCGCCCCGTCGCCGTCCGCCGCCTCGCCCGCCGCCGTGGATGCTCATCAGTTACTCAGCCACGCCCTGAACTGGTGCGTCTGGATCGAGTTCGCGTTGGAGAGCGACCAGGTCGCGAACAGGTCGAGGTAGTTCGCCACCGTCGCGTCGAACCCGGTGCCGACGGCGGGGGCGGCGTTCGGCAGCATGTGGGTGCCGGCGCCGCCGGCGGACGGGAGCGGCGAGCCGATGACCGACTCCGATGTCCATTCCGCCTGGTGGTGCCACTGCGCCGCCGTGCCGCTGCCGACCGACCGCAGCGTGAGCTCCCACCAGAGCGCCCAGGGGACGTTCGTCTTCGCCACGGTGTTGAGGGCCATCGCCCCGCCGTTCGCGACGACGATCGTCGGCGGTAGCGCGGGGCCCATGCGCACGTCGAGCGTGAGCGTGCCGGGCGTCGTGACGATGTTGGAGACCCGGCCCGCGGCGAAGAGGCGGAGCACCTGCCCGACGCGGTACAGGTACCCGGCCGGGATGATGAGGCGCCCGGTGGGATGCAGGATCGACGTCGCTGCCACCGAGGCGGTGAGCGCCGTGCCGTCCTGCTGCTGGCTGCCGAGCAGCTCCTCGAAGACCTGTCCGAACATGGCGGCCTCCTAGCTCTCGTCGTGGGTGAGTGCGCCGACGGGGATGCGCGGGATGTCGCCGGCGCTGTACGTCTTCGGCGTCAGGGCCTTCACGAGCATCCAGTTGCCGAGGTGATCCTGGATCCCGGCGCCGACCACGATGACGTCCGCGCCGGCGATGGCCGGGAAGTCGATCGTCCCGGCGTTCGAGGTGCGCTGCGCCCCACCGTTGTCGGCACTCGCGCCATAGCCGCAGTCCTGCGCGGCATAGCCGACGTAGCTGGCCTCGGTGACCGTGCCCGCCTCGGCGTCCGTGATGGCGACCAGGAGCCCGACTTTCACCGACGTCGGCCGCGTCGGCGCGGCCGCGCCGGGGCGCAGGAAGTAGTCGATGACCGCGGTCTCGAAGTAGGTCGTCTTCTCGTTCGCCATCAGCCGCCCTCCTCGGTGCCGTCACCGAGGGAGCCGGTCACGACCTCCCCGTTCGGCTTCGTGATAGTGATCGAGCGCTTGCCCGGCTTCGCCGCCTCGAGCGTCAGGTTGAGCGTGATCGGCGCCGGGGCCGTGGGCGCCAGGCGCGCGGCGAGGTGTGTCATGCGGGTCTCGAGCTCCGCGGTCGCGGCCGCCCGCAGCTCGGTCAGCAACGCCGCGCGGTCCTCGGCCGAGAAGGGCACGGGGCCCTTCGACGCCGGCACGAGCGGGGTGGACTCCTTATCCGTGATGTAGATCCAGATGCAGCGGCAGTGCTGCTCGGTCCCCGCGCAGCGCGGGTTCGGGCACTGCACGCCGGAGACGTCCTCGGGGTAGTCGATCGGGAACTCGGCGCCGTCCCACTTCGCACACTCGTCGCAGGTCCCGAGGTCCATCACCGCGGAGTAGACCTTCCGCACGAAGCCGATCGGTGCGCCCGCCGAGTCGACGATCCCGGAGCGTCCGCCGCCGCCGCCGCTCTGGGTCGCCGGCGCGGTCACGGCCTCCGCCATGTCGCTGCGCCCGATGCCGAAGCCGACGTTCACGACGCTCTGGACGGCCTGCTGCGTGCGGCCAGTCGAGAGGCCGAGCAGCGACGCCTTCGACGCGGAGGAGACGATGCTGCCGAGCAGCGCCGCTTCGGCCCCCGCGGCCTGCGTGAGTGCGGTCAGGATCGATGTCCGCACGCTCTGCTCGCGGCGCACGACCTCGCTCTCCACGGCGGCGTCCACCTGGGCGGACAGGCGGAGGTCGCGCGCGCGCTTCTCGGCGGACGTCTCGTCGTCGCCATGCGCCAGGAGGCGGAGCTTGTTCCCGATGAGCCGGCGGATCCGGGAGTAGGTGCTCGGCTCGGCCACTCCGACGTCGCCCCACGGCAGCGAGGGCGCGCGCTGCGCGCCGACGCCTGCCGGACCCACCTGCCGGTCGACCTCGTTCTTGACTGCCTGCGTGCCGTAGTCGCGCGCCCGCTTCGCTGCGGCGGTGAGCACGGCACGCAGCTGCTCGCGCAGTTCGTCGGGTACGGCGATCGTGCGTACCGCCGCTGACAGGGCCTCGGCGGAATCGTTCGCGTGCGCCTCCACCTGGGCGGCGAGATCCTCGTCGATCGTGCGCAGGACGTCCTGCACCTCCCCGGTGAGCCGCGCCGCCTGCAGGTCGAGGTCGCGGATCAGCACCTCGGGGCGGACGATCGACGCCTCCCACGTGCTGAACTCGCGCGTGCGGTACGTCGACACGCCCTGCTGTGCGGGTTCAGGCGCGCCGTCGGCGAGCTGCACCGCGAGCTCGATCGCGCGCGACGCTGCGACGAGGGCGGGGCGGGGTGCTGGTACGGTTCCCCCTGCGGTTCCGGGCGCAGGCGGAGTTGCCTGCGAACCGCCCGTACCAGCACCGTCATCCGCTCCGCTCGTCGCGGCGCCCGCGACCGGGTTCGGCGTCGTCGGCGTTGTCGTGCCAGCCGACGCCATCAGCTGCTCCGCCTTGTCGGGCGTGAGGTTGAAGAACACCTGCAGCATCGCCACGCCGGCGTCGCGTGGAAGCTGTCCGGCGGCTACGGCCAGGACGATGTCCTTCGCGCTGGAGATCTGCGCGCCGTTGAGCACCGTCGCCTGCGTCACCTGAATGTGCTGGTCGCTGGCGCCGACGGTCGCATCGTCCGCGGCGGGCGCGTCTGCGGCGCCGGTCACCGCGTTCGTCGCATCCGTGCTCTCGGTCGCCGCTCCATGCGCCTCCTGTAGCACCTCGAGCGGTACCGTCGGCATGCCGAACACGTCGCGCACCAGCACCTCGTCTTCCGGGCGCGGGTTCAGCAGCTTCACGCCGATCAGCGACTGGAGCGCGGTTGCCATCGCGCCGTTCAGCTTCACGCGCTGCGTCGGCTGGAAGTTCGGATAGCTCTTCTGCGGCCCGTAGTTCAGGTCAACGAGGTACTTGATCAGTTGCTCGTTGATGATCGACGCGAGCTCCTCGCAGTCGGCCTGCACGAGCGCGCCCATCTGCTCGACCATCGTCTCGCCAACCGAACGCGAGCCGGTCTGCGTCGAGCCGAGCTCGGACGACTGCGTGAGGAAAGTCTTCGCGATCGCGATGTCGTAGTACCGAACCCACTCCAGCATCGACAACGTCGTCTTGCCGTCGTCCGAGGCCAGCGTGATCTTCCCGCCGGCCGGGTGCAGCAGGTAGTTGTCCCCGCGCGCGCGCATAGTCGCGAAGAACGCCGCGAGCGACTGGCGCTCCACGTGCGTCCAGCCCTCGCCCTCCTCGATGATCGGGAGCCCGACGGCGAAGCGGTCCATGTGCAGCAGGTTCAGCTTCTCGACCTGGCTCTTGAACGTCCACGCCTTGAAGCAGTGGCGCGCCGGAGGCACGCCCCAGCGATCGTCACCCTGCTGGTCGTAGGTCCAGAGGAGCAGCTTCTCGGCGGGAATCTCGACCCGGCGGTAGCTCGCGCCGGTGAACCCGTTCTGCACCACCGAGATCAGGTCGCCCTGCTCGCTGATCCGGAAGGTCTCGACCGAGGGCTGGCGGAGGTGCGCGACCTTGGCGAGGTAGATGCCACGACGCTGCGAGCGCGCGGGGCGGCGCGTCTTCGCGCGGCCGATGATCCCCGCGACGGGGCGATCGGCCCACGTGAAGACCGGCTCGACGGCCCCGAAGCCGTAGTGGATCCCTCCGCCGCCGAGCAGCCGGAGGATCGCGTCGAGCTGCGGGTAGATGTTGTCCTCGACGAACTCGAGGATCTCGACGCCGAGCGGGGTCTTGTCCTCGCTCGCCAGCACCCAGTTGGCGGCGTTGATCTCCTGGCGGCGTGCGTCGATCGCGGCGTGCACCGCGTGGTCGGACGCCCGCATCTCCTCGAAGATCTGCATGCGGCGGACAGGGTCCGCCATCTCACGCTGGTAGTCGTCCGGCGTGGTCGTGCCGTCGGGGCCGCGCGGCGTGCCTGAGTAGCTCTGCTGCGCGAGCGCCCCAGACGGCGGTGAGACCGCTGCCAGGGCGTTCGGGTTGTTCGCAGCTAGGCTGGACGACTGCGCCATGCGGCCCGGGAACGAAAAGCAGCCCCACCGTCCGACAGAGATGCGCCCGACTGAGTGTCGGTGCGCGCTGTCAGGACTTGTGGGACCGCTCTGCGGGTCCGCTCCGGGCCGAACTGTGGCCGCTAGGCCATACTAGGTACGAACCGCCGAGGGCGCAAGAGGCTAGCCGCCCTCACCTCTCGGCGTGAGACGCTTCAAGCGCGGATCGTCTGGCAGTCTGGCATGTTCGAACAGATGCAGAAGCCATTGGTAATACGTTTCTGCGGAGACGATCGAGTCCTGCAATTGTACCTGGATCTCGTTGATCTCTCCGATACGGAGTGCACGGTCCGTCGACCGCTCGGCGAGGTCTATAGCTGCTTTCACCAGCAGTTCACGTCGGCGGGCGGCCCGCTCCAGTCTTTGCCCCACTAATGTGCCGACGGTCGATACCAATGCGCCGACTCCAGCGGCTGCGAGGAGTAACGGCCAGGTCTGGGCAGAAGAAGATAGTTCAAGCATGCGCATATACTGTGATCAGAACGTCGCCCCCGCCACCACCGCGGCCTCGCTCGGGGCCTCGGGCTTCGCCGGCTGGCCCGTGAACGCCTGGTCGATCTGCTTCAGGAAGCGGCCGAGCGCCTGCGTCATCGCGTCAACGTCGTCGTCGTGCTTCCCGTAGGGGAACCGGGAGAGCTCGAGCACCACCGCCTTCACCCAGGGCGCGATCGCGGGGTGGGGCAACCAGACGTTGCCCGCCTCGATCATCGGGGTGATCGCCCAGGCGCGGCTCACCTTCGACCCTTCCGGTTCCACCGCGACGAGGCCGGGCACCTTCGAGCGGAGCTGCGAGATCACCGCCGGTCCGTTGGCCTTGTCCTCGACCAGCTTCAGCATCGCCTCGGGGTGCGCCTTGGTCATCTCGGTGACCGCCGTGATCGTCTTCGTGAACTCCATCACGCCGTGCTTCCGGTCGCGCAGGTAGCAGTCCGCGCCGAGGCGTGACCAGAAGTGGCCGGCCACGTTGTCAGCGCCGGTCGTGTCCTTGAAGGTCATGTCCCACGACTGCAGGTGCCCGTTGAAAACGTCGGGCAGGAAGGGCACGCCCGCGATCGGGTGATCCTTGGTCGTGTAGTAGCGCAGCTGCTCGGTGTCGAAGATGAGCCCCTTCGCCGGTGTCGGCGCCTGCTGGAACAGCGAGGCGAAGCTGCGCTCGCCGAGCACGCGGCGGATCTTGGCGAGCGCCTCCTCGTCGTACCGCTCCGGGCAGAGCGCGGCGCCTGGCGCGCGGCCGAGCGGATCGCCCACCTCGGCCAGCGCCGGCAGGGTGATCACCGTCCACTCGCTGGCGTCCTCGCTGGCGAGGATGCGGCCGACCAGGTCGTCCTCGTGCCAGCGGGTCATGGTGAGGATGATCGCGCCGCCCGGCTCGAGGCGGGTATACAGGTCGTCGGTGTACCACTCCCAGACGCGATCGCGGTAGGCGACCGACTCGGCCTCCTCGCGCGACTTCACCGGGTCGTCGATGATGATCAGGTCACCGCCCTGGCCGGTGATGCCGCCGCCCACACCGACCGCGCGGACCCCGCCGCCCTCGGTCGTCTCCCAGTCGTCGACCGCCTTCCGGTCGTCGCTCAGCTCGAGCCGCTCCTTCGCGATCCGGCGCGCCTTCCGGCTGAACTTCGAGGCGAGCGTGGCGTTGTACGCCCCGATGATCACCCGCATCGAGGGGTCGAGCTCGAGCCGGTAGATCGGGTAGCGGACGGTGCCCTTCTCGCTCTTCCCGTGGCGCGGCGGCACCTGGAGGATCACGCGCTTCAGCTCCCCCGACGTCACCCGGTCGAGGATCGAGTCGATGTACCGCAGGTGCGCCCACTCCCAGTGCCATGCTGGCGTCACCATCTGGCAGTACCGCTGCATGCCGATCGGCGCGCCGTCCTCGTCGCGGACCGTCGGCCGGGTCGGCTGCGGCGCCCGCTCCTCGGCCGGGAAGAGCGGGCGCGTCGCCGCCTGCAGGCCTTCGAGCACGACCGCCTCGGGGCCGCGCCCGAACCGCGGGTGCGCGTCGAGCCTAAAGTCGAATGGTGAGCCAGCCATCGCGGATCCGGTTGAGGATGTCGGGGTCCGTGACGTGCGCCTGGACGACGCGACCCATCTCCGTCATCACGCGCAGCAGCTCCGGCCGGCTGATCGCGTTCGTCGCGCGCGCCTGCTCGACCCGCGCGACCATCTTGCTGATCACATCGAGGTGCCCGACCGCGTCGGAGATGTCGACGATCTTGCGCGGCTTCGGCGCCTGCTCCGTGGCGAGGAAGGCGACCGCGGCGCGCGCGAGCTCGAGCTGCTCGGCCTGGCGGTCGGTCGGGTCGTCGCGTTCCTTGAGCAGCAGCTCGTGCTCGTCGATCAGGGCAAGCAGCGCCGCCTTCTCCGACAGCGCGATCGGGATGCGCCGGCCGTCCCACGTGTCGTGCCACGCGGTGAGCGCCGCGGTCAGTTCCTCGTACCGCTCGACGAAGTCCTGAAACAACGCCCGCGCCGCGGCGATCTCGGGGAGGACGTTGAGCGGATCCTCGTCCTGCAGGTGGGACGTGATCAGCGCCCCAATGCGCTCGGCGTTCACGGTGCTGTACCGGGCGCCCTTCACGCGCGCGTCGCCGTCGATCTTCTGGCCACCATGGAGGAAGCAGCGGCCGATGCCCTTGTGGGAGGTGCCCTGGCCGGCGCGCGAGCGGCAGTACTTGCTCCGCTTGCTGTTCCAGCCGCGGCAGTAGTAGTTCGGCTCGAGCTTCCCCTGGAACATGTCGGGGATGGTGCGGTCGGTCGAGGCGACGACCACGGCTCCGCGCTTGGTCACTCGCGCACCGCCTCGTACGCGTTCCACGCCTTGCAGTCCTGGCACTTCACCCAGATCAGACCGTCGGGCGTCGCCGGCGCGCGCTCGGCGACTTGGACGAAGGTGACCTCGGATTGCGGGTAGCCGAGGAAGCGCCCGCAGAGGCGCTCGCCGCGGGTGCTGTGGCAGTGCATCCGCGCGACGGGCTGCGGAGCCGGTGATCGAAGAGCAGCAGCGCTCATGCGCTCCGTCGTGAGGGTTCGGCGGGGAGACTGATGAGGAGATCGCCGACGGTGCGGGCGGCGATGCCCTGGCTGATCAGCCACTCGAAGAGATCCTGATCGGTGCCCAGCACGTACGGGACGCCGCACGCCCGGCACCATTCCTGGTACTGGCACTGCGCCGGCGACTGGCGCCCCGTCGCGGTCTTCGCCTCCCACTTGAGGAAGATCCCGCGCCCCGGGTGGAAGTACTCGCGATCGGGGATGCCGGGCGTCTGCTTCGACTCACGCGGCTGCGAGAAGTTCACCGCGACGAATCCCAGCGCGCGCAGCTGCTTGTCGGCCGCGGCGACGATGCGCTTCTCGTCGCGCGCGTCGTCGGCCTCGAGCTGCTCGGTGGTGCGGACGTCAGGGATCCCGAGCTCGGCGCGTGCGCGGGCGAGCGCCTTCTCGCGCGGGACGCCGGCGCGGATGAGGCCCTCGGCGAGCGCCTCGGCGGACAGGCCGCTCACTGGCGTACCCCGCACGTCTTGCAGTAGCCGTAGCCGCACGTGATGGCGATCCCGCGGAACCAGCGGAACTCAATGCCGCGAGTCCACCGGTGTCCGATGACGCGGCAGGTCAGCTGCCGGAGGCTCATGAGCGCCTCCGGTCGGACGCTGCCTGGCAGAGCGCGACGACGAAGACGCCGACGAACGTGCCGGCGACGAGGAACGCGTACCGGATCAGCCACTCACGCATGGGGGCCTCCCTCGCCTGCTGGCGCGGTGTAGCGGTCGCTCGCGGTGATGCGGACGGAGCCGAGCGCGGCCAGCCCGCCCATCAGCACGGCGCTCGTATGCACGGCGTCGCGCTCGTCGAGGTTGACCAGCAGGTCCACGCCGGACTTGTGCGTGCTCAGGATGCAGAGCCGAAGGCGGTCGCTCGGGACCGGCGCGCTGTCCGTCTGGCCGCAGCACATGTAGCTCTCGTAGCCGGGCGAGGCGATGCGGGAGAGCGGGGCGCAGTCCCGTAGCGCCCGCGGGCAACCAGGCGGGTCGTAGATCCCGCCGTCGTGGAGGGTCACCCCCTCCCGCTCGCGCGTCCCTGTCGTCGCGGCGTTCGGGCTATCGGGCATCGGGGCGGTCCTCCGGGTGGGGGGCGAGCGCGGCGCGGAGGGCCTCGTCAATCCAGCGATCCAGCACGTTCGGGTGAACCCCTTCGTGCTGCCCCTGCCGCCCACGGTGCAGCATCACACGCAAAGCGGCGATTACTGCCTCCCGCTCCCGCTCGGCGGCGAGGAGACGGGATTCCAGCGCGGCGACGGTGGCCTCGTAGCGGCGAAGGCGGACCACGTTGGGCAACGAGGAGGGGCGGTCGTGCTCGGGAATCTCGCGCAGCCACCCGATGATCTCCGCGCGGTCGGCGGCGGTTAGCGGCTCCGGCTCGCCTGTCTCGCCGCTGGGCGCGCGAACTTTGAACACGCTGGCGACGTGCGCGCGGGCGTGGGACAGGCTGCACTCGATCGAGGCGTTGATCGCAGCAACATGGGGTTCGACCGCGGGAGTCTCGCCGCTGGGCGGGGAGAGAGGGCGACGAGCGCGGCAGGCCGGGCAATGCGGTCGGGACCACGGATGCACGCTCCCGTCCGAGCACTGACGGCACGTCCACGGCGCGCCGGTCTCGCCGCTGGGTGGGGCAGGAATGCAGTAGCCAACACCGTGCAACTGCGCGGGAACCGTGTGGATGCGCGGGTCGTGAATGCTGTAGATGGTCAGCGTCTTTTCGCAGAACTCGCAGACGCGCGTGCGAGGTTCCGGCGTCGTCGTCCCGTCTCCCGCTGGTGTCGGGGTGAACACCGAGCCGTCCACGCCCGATCCTGCGCGACACCACTGGGAGAGTCCCTCATAGTGGGACGCCTCATCGTACCCGCAGTGAATACAGATCGGCGTCGTCGCGGTCGGTCCCGCGCCCGCTGGGGAGCCATCGAACGGGCCGAACGCGGGCGGTACGTCTCGCGGTCCCTCAGCGGCGGGCCAGCCGTGCTCGTCGACGTAATCGGACACCTTGTCCATCGCCTTGCCGAGCAGGATGACCGCTTCGGTCAGCCGCACGTCGGCGGGACCGTGATCCACGAACGTTCGCGCCTCCGCGATCACACGCTCGGCTGGCGAGTAGAGGTCGATACGGTTGCGACGTGGCCACCCGTCCACCATCAACGGCTTCTGCGGCGCGGGTTCGGGCTGCGGCTTGTCCGAGACATAGCGTCCGCACGCAACGCACTTTCGGTCGAGCGTCACGCGCACGACGGTCTTGCCCGTCTGGCACGCGGGGCATCGCGTCTCTCCGTCCCGTGCGTCGATCGCGGGCGGCACGTCGCCCCGGCGGAACGCCTCGTCAGCGCCCATCGTTGCCTCCCTCGCTCTGCTGAGGAGACCGAGCGGCTCGGAGCTTTCGAATCTCCTCCCACGCATCGGACAGGTCGCGCGCGCCGATCTTCTCGTACTGCTTGACCGTGGCGAGGTCGGCCCCCAGCCGGGCGTTCTCCTCCCCCAGTCGCGCGACCTCGGCAGTCAGCCGGGCGTTCTCGGAGGTGAGGGCGAGGATGCGCTCAGGCCTACACTCGATGGCGAACTCGGACCGCGCCTTCTCGACCGCCTTCCTTGCCGCCTCGAAGGCGCCGCTGTTCGGGTAGCGCTCCCACACTGCCTTGCTCTCGGCGAGCGCCTTTACCACGCCGCAAGCCGCATTCGTCAGCGTCTCCACCTCCAGCGCGCTCGGGGCCGGGGTGCGAGCGGCGACGACGTGTGCGGGGTCTTCTCCGCAGAACACACGGTACTCGGAGGCGAGGTCGCGGGTGCGCAGATAGTCAGCGTATCGCGTCGCCTCGGGCGTGAAGCTGGGGTCGTGCATGATGCCCATCTCGTTCGCGAAGTCACGCACGGCGGCAATCGCTACTCCCCGCGCAAACTCAGGGGCCTCGCGGGCGGCGTTGGCCTCGACGTGCCACTGTGCCGCTGCTTCGATCAGGTCGGTGAAAATCGAGTCGGAGTCATCGGCCCGCCTCGGAATGCACATCGTCCAGTCGCGGCCCGCCAGCCCGCTCTGGGTCATGCGCCCCCGGCCAGCGCACAGCCGCGCCACCTCGTCAGCGGCGCGACGGATGACGTCCGGCACGTTCGTGCACGGCGATTCCCACCCGCCGTGCACCTTCCCGCAGCAGCGCATCGGTCCGAAGTAGGCCGGTTCGCTGGGGCGCGTGACCGGGATTGCTGCGCCGTGATTCGTCGTCGTCTCGCTCATCGGTCCGTCCTCGGCAGCTCAAGCTGCGTCATGGGGTTGCCGGCCGCGCGTTTCGCCTCACGGGCTGCCTCGCGCTTCGCCGTGTTGAAGGCCCTGGCCCGCTCGCGCGCACCGCTCGGCCGCGGCTGGCGCGCCGGGATCCGGCCAGGGCCGAGCGTCTCGCGCCGCTCCGACTCGAGCGCGAGCATCGCCCGGACGAGCACCGCGGGGCCGTACGTGGCCCGCGCGCGCTGCCGCGCGGTCTGCTCGTCAGGCGCCTCGATGACGCCGAGCTCCGTCGGCGCGCCGAGCGGAAACCGGTCACGCATGACCATCCACCGGACCTCGGTCACACGACCTCCGGGGACAGTTGCGGACAGTGCGGACCCCGTTTCGGGGTTTTCCTTGCGTGTGCGCACATGCGCGAGATTACCTGTACAAGTGTCCTAACTGTCCCTTACTGTCCCCCGAAGAGATTTCAGGGGTGTGAGGGACGGTTGGGGACAGTGAATGAGGGTGCCGATGTGCTGTGGTGGTGTCGCGCTTCGTGACAACAGCACGCGCATCGCCACACACATCGGCCGATTTGCACCACGGGCAGAGACGCTCGGATGCGTGCACGAACTCGGCGTCGCAGCCCTGGCAGGGGGCGATCTCGCGGCCCAGCTCGACGCGGAGGCCACGCCGAATCGCGCCGATCAGCTCCGGCTTGAAGCGGGTGAGCATCGCGTGGAGCGCCGGCGTGACGGCCGCGCGTGGGGTCGCGATCAGGCTCGTCGACGACGGCGCGTTCAGGGTCACCCCGGCGGCGCTGAGCGCCTCGCAGAGGGCACGGGCGGAGTGGCTCATACGGTGAGGCTCTCCTGCCCCTCGACGCGCGCTGGCGCGCTCTCACGCGTCGTGGTGCGCGCGTAGAGCGGCAGCTCGGTGATGAGGCGAATGCCGACGCGGACCTTCTTGCCGTGGCTCTTCTTCGCCACGATCCCGCGCTCCGTCAGGGCGTTCCCGAACGCCGTCTGCTTCTGCTGGAACTCGCCGCCGGCGTTGCACCAGGCGACGTACGCCTGATACAGCGTCGAGGCGCTCTCCTGGTAGGACGGCATGCCGACCTCGCAGCAGTCCTCCAGGAAGGCGCCGAGGATGTCGGAGTCGCGCCGGTACTGCTCCGTCGCCTCGTGCACCGCCGCGGCCGTCCCGAGGCCGTCCCGATGCCACTTGAGGCACCCCTGCACGGCCCACGCGAGGATGCCGGGCAGCTCGGCGACGAGCTTGTCGAACAGATCGTCGTCGCGCTCCTCGTCGGAGATCCGGACCGAGAACGGGATGAGCCGGATGCGGTCCCAGATGCCCTGGTCGGTGCCGCGGATCACTGGCCGGTGGTTGGCCGCGATCCACAGCTTGAACGCCGGCTTGAACTCGAAGTGCTCGGCGTGGAGGAAGCGCGCCGTCACCGTCTCATCGCCGATCAGGGTCTTCGTCAGCGACTCGTTCAGGCGCTTCCCCTCGCCCACCTCCGAGCTCGTGACGAGGCGGGTGCCGACCAGGCGCGCAATGTCGTTCCGCGGCCCATCGCTCTTCTTCTCGAGGAACGTCGTGAAGTCGGCCTGCGCCGAGTAGCCGGCGAGGAGCGCGCGGAGCACCTCGAGGAACTTCGATTTCCCGTTCCGGCCGTGGCCGTAGAGGAAGAAGAAGACGCGCTCGGTGGTGTCGCCGGTGAGTGAGTAGCCGACCGCGCGCTGCACGAACTCGAGCAGCTCCGGGTCACTCGCGAGCACGCGATCGAGGAAGGCGTGCCAGCGCGGGCACTCCATCACCGAATCGTAGAACGTGGGCACGACCTTCGTGATCAGGTCGAGCCGGTCGTGCGGCTTGAGCTCCCCCGTCCGCAGGTCGATCGTCCCGTTCTGGCAGGCGAGCAGCCAGGGGTCCGCGTCCAGCTGGTCGGTCGTGATCGCGATCCCGGGCTCCGCCTGGACGAGCGAGAGCATCGCGCGGATCTTCCCGTCGCCCTCGGAGCGCATCATGTGCGCGAACAGCTCCTTCCGTCCCTCCTTCCCCTCGGCGAGCGGCATCTCCTCCAGGATGCCGCGCACGGTGTCCTTCGCCAGGCGGACGACGCCGAACGTCTCGTCGATCGCCCAGCGCTTGCCGTCCCAGAGGACCCACTTCTTCCACTGGGGCAGGTACCTGACGTTGTGGCCGTGGCGCGCCACGAACCGCTCGGCGTTGCCGAGATCCGTCCGCGGGTACGGCTTCCGAGCCTGGCCGCCATCGGCCACGGTGAGTGCGACGGACGTCATGCAGCAGCCCCTTGGGCGATGGCGAGGTCCCGCTCCCACGTCGCCACGCGCGGCGTGCGCTCGGGCAGCTGGTTGACGAGCGCGAGGACGGTGTCGAGCCGCGGATAGAAGCAGAGGTCCGCGACGGTGATGGCGTCGACGCGCTCGGCGAGTGATCGCTGCGCGTCGGACGCGAGGACGAGCCCCTCGTCAGACGACGCGAGCTGCGCGACGAGCGACCACGCCGCCGGCGAGAGGCGGCGGCGATCGACCTCGGCGAGGATGAGGGCCGCCTCGTCGCGGTGCACGACGGCGCGCGCGACGAGCAGCGACTCGAGGTGCGCGCGGGAGAGCAGGGGGTGCGTCATGCGGCGCACCCCGGCCGACAGCGCTCAAGCGGACG